CAGGTGGAGGCGCCGGGTACTGCCCCCGGGTCTGCCCGCAGTCCGCTCAGAGTTTCAGCGCCATCGTCTTTCGACATCGCGTTTGTAACATCCTGAGCCGGGCATCCTAACAAAAAAGCCGGCCGCTGGGGAAGCGGGTAGGATTGGTGCCTGGTCGGGCCGGGGCGAAAGCGGCTTGAATAACGGCCAAAGAAAAGCCGCCCGCGCGTGAAACCGGACGGCCTTTTCGCGAGTGCCGGATCAGGCCCGGTTCCGCCGCATTAAGATACTTCGAACGCCGCGGCCGCTAGGAGGTAGGCAGCAAGAAGAAACCTCGCCGGCGTCAACCCATGGGTCCCCGCAGCATGCATCGCAAATGCGGACCGATAGCGAAGCCACCGCGAACCCAGTAGCGCGATTGCCGCCAGTGCGACGCCTTCTGCACGGATTGTCGATTACCAACCGAAGCGGCGGCGCTGGCAATTGGCGTGCCGGAGCTTGTACGATCACAATGACCTCGGGCGGCGTAATCTCCTCAGCGGGCGTCGCCACGGCGGGTATTTCGCCGAGGGCCGCGAGAAATGCGGCGGCCAGCTTCGGTGAGTTGCCAGCCGGCATCGTCCCGCAAGACATACCGAGAGCCAAAAATATCGAGATCGGGCGCGAGAGCTGATAGGCGCTTCATGCGGGCTGTCCACTCTGGACAGCTCAGGAGGGTGATATATCGATTGAGATCTGGCACGGTGGCACGACAATCAGGCTGGCCCGCCAAAACCTTCAAAATTGAAAACTGCAAACTCACCGCACGCCCCAATGACGCAACCACAAACAAGGCTCAGAGGCTACGGCTGGCGCAGGTCACCGTCCACGACGGATTAGACGTTCTAATGACCTGAAGCGCGAATTTCTATGAGCTGCGCCCAACGGGCAACATCGCAGGGGACATTCGCCCCTTTTAGATAAATCGCGGCGAGATGTTCCTTAGACAGGGTCTTCCTTCTGTTTGTTATCCCGCTTTGTGGACAGATCGCGCCACGCCTGCGCCATTTGCAACAGCCGCGCCTTATCACCGGGATTGGGGGACTTGGCCGCAAGCGCGACGCACTGCTCGGCGTACTGGAGATACTTCTCGACACACGCCATGCGCCCCCGAGCCCCAAAATCTCGCGTTTGTAATTCGCACCACCAACATTAGTTCCGCAAACTCTGTCCCCACATACCCGTCATAACACCCGAACGAGGTTCTGCTTTTTAGCGTTTCATTAACGGCTGAGGAGGCCGATATGAAAGACGCAAACACATACCGGGAGTATGCCGCCGACTGTAGGCGCATGGCAAAACTAATGAACCAGAAAGACCAAGAGGCCCTGCTTAAAATGGCAGCCGCTTGGGAAGATCGCGCTAAAGAGGCGGAGCGGCGGAAAGAAAGCGGTTAGGCGTCCGCCAACCTCCAATTTTGCGGGCGCGACCTCGCTAATCACGGTCGCACCCGTCTCACTTCCGTAGCGCGGTATGGTCGCCGCTGGCGTCGGGGTTAGTCACTGGGCAAGCCGCGCAGATTGCGGCTTCACCTTCGACTCAGCGCTACGGTGCTTGCTTCCCCAAGTCGTCAATCGCCGAAATGCTCATCCGGCTCGGAATAGGCTCCGAGCAATCCGTCAAACTTGCTTGTTCCGGACGGCAGGACCGAGAGCGAGACGCGAGACCGGGCAACGGGAGAGAGGCCGAACTCGGTGAAATATTTATGCATCAGCTCCAATTGTTTGTTGGCAATCGTGAGCCAGGGGTTCTGTTGAACATGGCCTGATGGAATCTTGATGACCATAGGCGTTTGGCGGAGCTTTTTTTCAGCTTCGACCCAGCGACCGTAAGCTTGGCAGTACCCGGCGAGCGCTGCGCGATCAAGTTCAGTGAGGATCTGCAAAAGCGTTAGCTGAGTCGCCAACCTCTTCCATTCGGCTTTTGCTGATGGACAGAGGTGGGAGGGGCATGTCGGAGGTTTCCTGCCTGGCACAGGCTCGTTTGGATTTAAAGGACGCTTGCCGGGATTGCCGTGAAGCAGCTTCAAATGTGTCGGCGTAGGTTTGCGGCCGCGCACTTTACCGCCGGCTCAGGAATTCGTCCGCGGGCACCCACGGCTTGGGCGCGCCAAGCAGGCCGGCGAATTTACCTCCGGTCCATGGCTTCGATCCAGCGCCGGCCAACGACACCCGCGAGCGCGCAACGGGAGAAAGCCCGAACTCAGTAAGATATTTGTGCATGAGCTCCAACTGTTTGTTTGCGATCGTCAGCCACGGATTCTGTTGCACATATCCTGAAGGTAGTTTGAGCAGCATGGGCGTTTCTTGGAGCTTGCGTTCCGCTTCGACCCACCGGCCATAAGCTTGGCAGTAGGCTGCCAGCGCAGCGCGGTCGAGTTCGGTCAGTATCCTCAACACCGTCAATTGGGTCGCGAGCCGTTTCCACTCTGTCTTGGCTGGCGGGCAAAGGTGGGAGGGACAGGTTGGCGCACGCCGCTGGCTGGGCTCGCTGGAGCTGACGCCGCCCTTACCGGGATTGCCGTGCAGCAGTTTGAGATGGGTCGGCGTGGGCTTGCGGCCGCGCATGTTAGCTTCCTTCCAGCTCAAGGTGGCGTCGACGCTCCCGGCTCAAGTCGCCAAAATTATGCCCGCTCACTGCGTGACAAGCCTTCTGTCCCGTGAAGGCTTCCCAGCGCTGGATCGTGACGTCGACGTAGGCAGGCGCCAGCTCAATCGCGTAACAAGCCCTGCCAGTCATCTCCGCTGCGATAATGGTGGTGCCGGACCCGCTGAATGGCTCATACACGGCCTGCCCGGGCGACGAGTTGTTCTCAATCGGCCGCCTCATGCACTCGACCGGCTTCTGCGTCCCGTGTCCGGTCTCGGACTTCAGATGCGAAATGCCCCAGACCGTCGTCTGCTTGCGGTCGCCAGCCCAATGGCCTGTTTTCCCCCTCCGAACCGCGTACCATGCCGGCTCGTGCTGCCAGTGATAGTCACCGCGGCCGATCACGAGCCGCGTTTTATCCCAAATGATCTGCGCTCGAATTGCAAAACCCGACGCTTCAAGGCTGGCAGCAACTTCGCCGGCATGCAGGGCACCGTGCCAAACGTAGGCGACATCGCCCGGGAAGAGAACCCACGCCTCGCGCCAATCCGCACGGTCGTCATTCAGAACCTCCCCTGTGGCGCGCGCCGCAACCTTGCTGCCATCGGCCCGTATCACTTCGTTGCGCCATTTCGGTTGGTAGCTCACGCCATAGGGCGGGTCGGTTACCATCAGGTGCGGCACGACGCCGCCTAAAAGCTCGGTCACGGTCGAAACATCGGTGCAATCGCCGCAGATCAGACGATGATGCCCAAGTATCCAGACGTCGCCGGGTTTCGTGATGGGCTCGACTGGAGGTTCAGGCGTTTCATCCGGGTCTGTCAGGCCGATGTTCTGGCTCGCGGCCAGAGCCAGCAGTTCTCGATCCGAGAAGCCTGCCAATGTCATGTCGACACCGAGCGCAGAGAGATCGCCCACCTCCAGAGCGAGCATGGTCTCGTCCCAGCCAGCATTCAGGGCGAGCTTGTTATCCGCCAGGATGTAGGCGCGCCTGGCAGCGTCAGATAAACCGGCGAGCTCGATCGCCGGAACCTTGGTCATGCCCAGTTTACGCGCGGCCAGTAGCCGACCGTGGCCGGCAATCACCCCATTGTCGCCATCGACCAGCACCGGGTTGGTCCAGCCGAACTCCTTGATGGATGCTGCAATCTGCGCGACCTGCGCCTCCGAATGAGTACGAGCGTTCCGCGCATAAGGGATCAGGTCTTTGAGCAGGCGATATTCGATGTGCAACAGCCTCTCGTCGCTTGCGCACAAGCGCGCAGGTTTACGATCATCATTGGAGTTGGTCGACTGTTTCGAGGCCATCGCTGCGCTTCCAGTTACAAGTTAGGCCGATGTCTTCGGCACTTTTACAAAACGCAACTGGTAGATACCCCCCTGCCAATTTCGCGGCATTGCGCGTGGAGGGATGGCACCGGTCCGTGATCGAAAAGCTGTAGACTTTTGACCCGCCCCCCGGTCACACAATGCAAGAGCTCCTCATCGCGAGTCGCGCAATCAACATGCACAGAGTCTGACAGCTTTACCGAAGAGCACAATAACCGTTGTCTACGCACCAATACGTTTGTTTGCGATCGATGAAGAATTTTTGGCTGAGAGCGTTGTCGATGTCGTCAAACGACACGTTCAGCAGCGCGTACGCTCGGCATGATTCGAAGAACGATCACAGGACGCATCGCAATTTAGCCGAGGTCGGGTTGATTGTAGATCGCGAGCGGGCAGAACTGTGACGATCATGACGTTCGTGACGTCCATTTCATAACAGGATCTTTGCGCGCGCGCGTACGCGATTATCTCAAGAATGCGTCACGAGCGTCACGAACGTCACAGCGAGGACTTCATGGCAATTCGCCAGCTCCGCATGTGGCAACGATAAACCGGATCCGTGATGCAAACGGGGGGCCCGCCTGGGAAGCTGATCTTGGCTGCTGCGTCGGAGGTGGCGTGGGCCCGCCAGGATTATGCACCTGCGTTATGCATGGCCTTCGGTTTCAAGCGGATGCCGAAAAATTCACGCTTCTTGGCGCTGCGGTAGAATTTAAAGCCTTCCTGGTCCATCTTGTCATTAAAGCTCTGACGCGTGCCGGGCGGGTGGCCGGCCGTCAATGCGAATTCCTTCCACGACGTGAACAGTTCGCTGCTGGTACCGGATTTGTCGTTGTTGCCTTTCTCGCAGTCGCATTCCTCATCGAGCCAGTGCACGAAGAGGTCCTGGTCGCAGAAGTAGTCCTTCGTCGCCGCGATCACGCTCTCTGGCTTCACCAACCCACAGCGCTGCCAGTCGAGGCATCCCTCGACCATCCACTGCAGGATCGCCGCCCCTTCCGCCATCAGCTTTTGTTCAAGCTCCCGATCCGGCTTCTCCGGTTTCTTATCGAAGGGAACAATCAAAAAACGGCGACGAACGCCCTCGTCGACGTTCCGCAAAACGGGCTTATGATTGCCGACCAGAGTAAGCTTGAACTGTGGAAGGAAGGTAAAATTATTTTGCCGCATGAAGCGGGCTGTGGTCGGGTCGCCACCGGTCATCTGCTTGATGCGTGCCTCGGCCCAAGCCCGTCCCTCCTCGGTTTCGGAAGAGGTAACGAGGCGCGCGCCGCGCAGCATCGCCAAGTCGGTGGTGTGCTTGTCGCTCTTTGATGCTGTGAAGGTGTCCATTGCGGCCGTGCAGGCATACTGGTTCAAGATCCCCGCCACGATGTTGAGGAAAACGCTCTTTCCGTTGCCGCCCGGCCCGTACACAAAGACCAACGCTTGCTCGCGGGTGATCCCGGTCAGGCTATAGCCGCACCACTGCTTCAGGAACCGGATCAGGTCGGGGTCGTTGCCGGTGGTCTCCAGGAGGAAACGCTTCCAGAGCGGGCAGTCCTGGTCGGCCGGCGCGACCAGCGTGCTCTTCGTAATGCCGTCTTGACGAATGCTGGGACGCAGGATGCCGGTTCGAAGATCGACGGTCCCACTCGGTGTGCCGATCAACCAAGGGTCTCGGTCCCAGTAGTCGATCGAAACCGCCACCCTCGTGTCCGCTTTGGCAAATTTCTCGACGCCGCTGGCGAAGGCCGCTCTGCCTGCACTGGTACGCTTTTTATCATCGCCATCTTCGACTAAAGATCGGATTAGTTCCCGGGCAAACTGGAACGCAAGCCTTGTCTTGTCCTGCCTCCAGATCTGGCCGTCCCAGCGATACCAGCAGCGGCTATCGTGGCAGAACCTGAGATCCCGCCCATGCTGTTCGACGAATGCCAGACCAGCAAAATCCTCGCTGATCGCTTCATTGGACAGGCTTGGTTCCAAGCGTCGTTTCGAAATGATATCCGCATTTGCCATGCTCACTTCATGGCCCTCCACGCGTCGTTAAAGTCGTTGCCGATCTTAGAGGTGATGATATTCACGGGCTTGCGGGCGCCGAGGTAGCGCCGGGCGCAGACCTTTACGTCGCGCCGGCTCGTCGGGTCGTTTTCCTCCAGTACCGTGAGTTCGGCGAGGTCGTTGATCACCGGAAAGTTCCGCACCGCTCCGCTCGATCCCAGAGCCCAACATGGTGCATAACCCGCCGCGCGAGCGGAAAGCACGGTCTCGATTCCTTCACCGATGGTCAGCGAGTGAACTGGTTGGAGGTCGAACTTGACGGCGGCACTCTTCGCGATGCCCAACATCTTGCGCTCGATCTTGTCGCCGGTCTTTTCATCGAGGAAAGTCCTGTGAATGCCGCAAGGTTCGTTGGTTTTGACGTTCCGCAGCAAACACACCATTGCCGGCATGTGTTTCTGGCGATTGAAATACAGCGACGGGTGAAACCGGATCACGTTTCCGGCAACATCGGCAGGTAAATCAAGGCCGCGATATTCACGTAAGTATCGCTCCACAATTGAACCGGCAGGATTGGAGGCCTCCATCCAGAGCTTCAGTGCCAAGGCTTTGCGCCTCGCTTCGTCGATGTTGCCGCCATCAGTGACAATCAGGGGCTCACGACGGTACTCGCCTCGTTGCCGCGTCAAGAAACCCAGCTTGGCGCATATATAGTTACGGCATTCGATCGGATTATCGCCAGCATGGCTGTAAACGACGAAGCCTCCCGGCGCGCGCAAATTTAGTTTGATTGAGAGCGATCGATCCGCCGCGCTATGGCCTGGGCCGGGCACGTTGGCGGAATCACGACCCGTAACGTCGCCGCCCAGATTTTTGGCCATCGCGTGTATTTCGAATCGGTCCATCGCGCCAACCACTCGTTAGCCAAGCGAAGTCCATACCGACTTGCGGGGAGAAAGTTCAACAGATTTCAACGACCATGTGAAACGGTGAGCACACAAACTGGCTGCTGCGAAATCCTGCGCAAATGATATTCTGCATACTGAGCTGAGAATCACTCCGTGAGCTGGAGCGCTGGACGATGTCGACAATGATTCGCAAGCGTGGCCTCGACTGCGAAGCGGCGCTCAAGCGCTGGTCTGACCCAGCTGCATATGCGGCTATGGAGGAGCTCTCCGATGTCGCCACACGTCATACCGACGAGCCCCACTCCATGAAAAGGTGGGTCCAGTACCGTAAATTGCGAAATGCTCTGGAGGAAGCGTTTGTTCTGAAGTTGCAGGAAGGTGATCCGCTTGCGAGCGGGCTTCCGGGATACGGACGATCCCGTGAAATAATCGAACCCAGCCTATGGGATGATCTGGAAATCGGTTATGATTTAGGTGACATATGCGGTCGAGGTCAAACTTATTCCCATGCCGAATTCTTCGACCCCGCCACTATCCCGTCGAACATTTCCAACCTTCCGGAATGGTTTAGGAAGCCGCGGGAACAGTATTTTTTCGCGCATGATTCGGGATATCGACACGTCACGGCCGGTGGGGTGATTTTCGCCCTCGGCGACGAGCAAAGAAGAGTAGTTGCTTTCCTGCATCAGAAGGCACTTGAAAATGATCCCTGGCAAGCAACAGTGAGTATTCAGAAAGGTGCAGAAGTCCACGGCTCAATGCGAGACTTGTTTGGCCGCGCAGATCATTGGTCGGACCTCCTGCTTTCGGATCATACGCGGTATTACCGGCTAAGGGACTGCTCCGGCATGGTGATGTCTGGAACGACCAACAGAGGGTCATAGCCGACCCAGACTGAGCCCTAACTCAGCCTAACGACTTTCAGGCGCCTTTGCCGCAACTTCTGCGCATCATTGCAGAGGACTGCGGAGACAAGGCATGGAAGCCTACTGGAACGAAATCGAACTTGCACGACGCTGGGGAATTTCTCACCGCACACTTCAGCGGTGGCGGAGCCAGAAAAAAGGGCCACCGTACCTGAAATTGTGCGGGCGCGTTGTTTACCGAGCCGCCGAAGTTCTGATTTGGGAAAACACGAACTTGCAAACCGGCGAGGCTAAGGCGTCGTGAGAGACGGTCAGCCGGCTCTCCCACACCTAATAGAGATTGGCGAACTTCTGGCCGCCGGCCTCATGCGTCTTCAGGCCCTGAAGTCCAGTCGATTATCCGATCAGAACGGAGAAAGTTCGCTTCACTACGATGCCAGCCAGAGCGGTCATGCGGCACCCCTTTCTCCGGAGGCGAGCCCATGAATGACCCAGTATTGGCCCAATTAGCGGCTTTGAAGGGCGCACCGGCGCCCGTACTAAAAACCAAGTGGCGAGCGCTGTTTGACAGCGAGCCGCCGCCCTATAACCGGCGCTTCCTGGAAAGCCGCCTCGCCTACCGTATTCAGGAGCTGGCCTATGGGGGCTTAAAGAAGGAAACGGTTGAACGATTGCGGGTGCTGGGGAAGCAATACGACGGCAAGCCCGGGGGCCGCGCCAAAGGCCGCTCAGACCGCCTACCGATCGCCGGAACCCGGATGATCCGCGAATGGCAAGGCCTCCAACATTGCGTGACCGTTCGCGCCGACGACTTCGAATATCAGGGCAGACCCTACAAGTCGCTGTCGGCAATCGCGCGCGAGATCACAAAGGTCCGCTGGAACGGTTGGGTGTTCTTCGGGCTGAAGAACCACCGCGGTGCTGTATGAGCAGGAAGCAGTCAACTGCGGTCGCGCCTCAGCAGAAGCTCCGCTGTGCGATCTACACCCGCAAATCTAGCGAAGAGGGCCTCGAGATGGAGTTTAACTCGCTCGACGCCCAACGAGAGTCCTGTGAGGCCTATGTTGCCAGCCAGCGCGCCGAAGGCTGGATCCTTGTCCCCGACCGCTACGACGATGGCGGCTTCTCCGGCGGCACGCTGGAGCGGCCGGCACTGAAGCGGCTGCGAACCGATATTGAAGCCGGCAAGGTGGACGTGGTGGTGGTCTACAAGATTGACCGGCTATCCCGCTCGCTGATGGATTTCTCCCGGCTGGTCGAGGTGTTCGATCAGCACAAGGTCACATTCGTGTCGGTGACCCAGTCCTTCAACACCACCACGTCGATGGGCCGGCTGACCTTGAACGTGCTGCTGTCCTTTGCCCAATTCGAGCGCGAGGTGATTGGCGAGCGCATCCGGGACAAGTTCGCGGCATCCCGCAAGCGGGGCATGTGGATGGGCGGATGGGCGCCGCTCGGCTACGAGGTCAAGGAGCGCAAGCTTATCGTCAACGAGACGGACGCCAAGCTCGTTCGCTCGATCTTCCAGCGCTTCCTCAAGACCGGCTCTGCCACCACCCTGGCGCGGGAACTGATCGCGGAAGACGTCCGCAACAAGTACGGCAAGCTGATCGACAAGGGCATTCTCTACAAAATGCTCAGCAACCCCGTTTATATCGGGGTGGCCGTGCACAAGAGCGTCTCCTACCCCGGCGAGCACCTAGGCATCATTGATCAGAAGATTTGGGATAAAGTCCAGGCCCGGTTCCAGCAAAACCCACGCAAACGGGCGGCCGTCACACGGGCACAGACGCCCTCCCTGTTGAAGGGAATCATCTTCGGCCCCACCGGCGTCGCCATGTCGCCGACGCACACACGGAAGAATGGCAGGCTCTACCGCTACTATCTCAGCCAGACCGTCCTTAAACAGGGAGCGGGCGGCTGTCCCGTTGCCCGCGTTCCGGCCGCCGAAATCGAGAAGATCGTCATCGATCAGGTCCGCATTCTGCTGCGGTCACCCGAAATCATCGTCCAGACATGGCACAGTGCCCGCAAATCCGTCAAAGGCATGACCGAGTCCGAGGTCCGCGCAGCACTGAAGGCGTTCGACCCGCTTTGGAACGAACTTTTCCCTGCCGAGCAGGCCCGCATCATTGAGTTGGTTGTCGAGCGCGTTGATATCCGGGCCGACCGCGTCGACATCAAGCTCCGGATCGCCGGCGTTACATCCCTCATCGGCGAGTTGACGGGCAGTCCCTCTACCCATCGGAACGCCGCATGACGATCGCCACCCAAGCCATCAAAACCAGCATCAGCGGGGATGGCCGCACCGCCACGGTCAGCATCCCCATCACTTTCCGGCAACGCGGCGGGCGTAAGCAGATCCTCACACCTCAGGGTGCCACGCCGTGGTCGGCTGCCCCACGCGTAGATACGGCCCTCCTCAAAGCCATCGTCCGGGCGCATCGCTGGCGGCAGTTGCTGGAAGGCGGCGAGTACGCCTCATCGTCGGAATTGGCTAAAGCTGAGAAGGTCAACGCCTCTTATCTGAGCCGAATCCTTCGTCTGACGCTAATCGCGCCGGAGATCATCGAGGCGATCCTGGCCGGACGCCAACCCAGGACGCTTCAACTCGATGATTTGCTCAAGCCACTGCCAGCGGCATGGTCTCAGCAGCATTCGAGGCTGTCTCGTCCGCAGTAGACGCTGCGCGTCGGATGACTTCGTTCTTATCTGTGCATTCGATTGCTATGGAGCATTTGGAAGGTCCTGACCTCCCCGCTTGAGGGAAATCGGTATTTTTTGTCGGTTGCTTGGTTATGACACTGGCATTGGAATGATCCGCCGCTTTCGCTGTTGGTTTACCGGTTGATGGTTCGGCGCGCCTTCCAGGCGGGCTTCTCGGCAAACTACCAGCGGCAACAGCCGCGTAATCGCGGTGTCGCGTAATACGCTTGTCCTGGATAATAGGCCGGCTGATAACTGAATCCGTTGCCGTAATACGTCGGGCGATAGCCGTACCCGTAGATCGCGGGGGCCATGGCTAAATACAGTCCGGGGCCACATCCCGCACTGCATCCGCGAGCGCTTGCCATCAGACCGGCGATGGTGGAACTGACAATCGGGCCCGCACTAAGGCGGTCTCGGGCCCCCACAGGCGATGTCAGTAACGTGGTTGCGATCACTAATGCTACGGATGCGGTTTTCATGGCTTCGTTCCTCCACGCCAGCAAACGTGAAGACGGAGCGAATGGTTGCCATGAGCCCTACGGCCCTGAGCTTAATTTGATTTCTATATTGCTGAAATATTAATACGCGTACCGCGGTGTAAGGCGGTACCGACCTACGCATTCGTCGATCGGATGTTATGTAATATGCCGGTGCCCCGTTATGCTGTTGGCCATGGGAATACACCTCCACCAAAACAGCGTCGAAGTATGAATTGGATCTTCGGTCAGTCATTGATGATGAGCTTACCGAGAACATCCGGTCGGCGCATCTGAACGCGCGTCGTCGAGGCGGTGAACTGGGCCTTGGCTTTCGGTGTGGACTCCTCCGAGGAAGAACTTTCTCACTTGATCCGCAATATCTGCATCGAGCAGAAACTCCATGACGGCACTTGCGAATTCTCGCCCGATTTCGATGTGATCGCCAAACGGTATCCGGGCTTTGGAATAGGTCGCAGCGTCGTCCGCGGGCAGTTTCCTCGAAGTGGCAGCCTTGCCGCAGCTCGTGGACCGATGCCGCAGCCACCAATTTCTTTGATCTAAGACCTTGAATAAGCTGGTAGACACGTCGGCAAACGAAGATTCAGAGCGTGCCTTTTCACGTTGTCCCTGCTAAGGTCGTCATCGGCAGACCGGTGCTGCCAGTCAGTGTCTGACCCTCACCAGAATCGCTCTTGGATGAATTGGGCCCTTACACATCTTTGGGTGCATGTGAGGCTCGTTCTATATTATAGGTTGCAGTGAATGTGGAACTGCACCGAGGAGCGCTGTGATGACCGAAGCGCAGCACAAGCTGGATTGGGCAAAGCTGCTCAACGGCAATCGGCGTAAGCCACCATCGGCGCCGAGCCCGCAGAAGGGCAAGGAGCAGAGGATCCCGCTCGAACGGGACTATGATCGCCTGCTCTTTTCCACGCCGGTTCGGCGCCTTGCCGATAAAACTCAGGTCTTCCCGCTGGAGCGCAACGACAGCGTCAGGACTCGCTTGACGCACAGCCATGAGGTCGCGAATCTTGCGCGGAGCATAGGTACCACCCTCTTCTACAATCACGGGGAAGAGCTCGGCTTGGCGACCATTCCGGATGCAGCTCGCTCGGTCCCGTCGCTTCTGGGCGCGGTCGGCCTCGCCCACGACCTCGGGAACCCTCCCTTCGGTCACCAGGGCGAAGATGCCATGCAGTCCTGGATCACCCGTCACTCCGTACCCAAGGGAGAGGATCAGAACTCGTTCGACATTTTCGCCGGCGCCGGGCTCACGGCTGCCCAACAGCGGGATTTTGAAAAGTTCGAGGGCAATGCGCAGGCGCTCCGCCTCCTGACCCGGCTCCAGATTATCAACGACGGCTACGGTCTGAACATGTCCTATGCCGCCCTCGCGGCCCTCATGAAATACCCCGTGCCCTCCGACAAGATCGACAAATCCATCCAATCGCGGAAGAAGTTCAACTTCTTCCAGTCGGAGGCCAAGATCGTCGACGACGTATGGCGGAACACTGGCCTCGAGGAAGGCGTGCGCCATCCCCTAACCCTTGTGATGGAAGCCTGCGACGACATCGCCTATTCGGTTTTGGACCTGGAAGATGCGGCCAAGAAGGGACTGATCTCGTTCCACGACCTGATCGCCTCCTTGAGCCACGACGCTAACCATGACCCGCAAATCGTTGATATTTGTGAGCAATCCAGCAAGCGCGAGACTGAATACCGCCAATCCCAATTGTCCGGCGCTGAGCTCTCCGACATCTCGATGCAGATGCTGCGGGTCCAGGGCATCGGCCTGATGGTCAATGCCGTGACTGACGCTTTCGTCGCGAATCGGGATACAATCATGGCCGGGGAATTCCAGGGCGAGCTCTTGGCAGGATCACGGTCCGAGGCGCTTTGGAAAGCCCTGAAAGGATTCGCGCGAAAGCACGTCTATTCCCATCGCAGCGTGATCGAGGTCGAGTTAGAGGGACACCGCACCATTCATACGTTGATGGACGCGTTTTGGCAGGCCATCCTGAACCGGGGTGCCGAAGATTTCGTGAACCCCCGTGGCACGAAGCCCTACGATGCCTATGTCTATTCGCGCATCTCAGAAAACTACCGGCGCGCTGCGCAGATGTCGGAAATGCCGATGCGTTATCGAGAACTTCAGCTGATGACGGACATGATGTCCGGCATGACCGATTCGTTCGCCGTCGAGCTCTGCCGCAACCTGGTGTCCTTGAGGGGTTAACGATGCAGGCGCTCGCCCGAAACGAACGCGAACTCGGTCGAAGGATCGACGGGTTCCTCATGTCTGACGCCCGAGGCGTCGAGGCCCATGAGTTGATTCAACGGCTGAGCACGGTCGGAAAGGTCGGTATCTTCGGCGGTATGGTGCGCGATATCGCCAGGTCGGGCAGCGAAGCCTTCGCCTCAGACATCGATTTGGTGGTCGACGGCGATGCGGAGGGGCTGCCCAGTGCATTCGCGGGTTGCCGTGCCGAACGCAATCGATTCGGGGGGTACCGCCTGAGCGGTCGTCATGTGAAGTTCGACATTTGGGCCCTTCACGACACTTGGGCCATCAAGGAAGGATTGGTTAGGGCATCGGGCCTAGCAGACCTGACGAAGACTACCTTCTTCGATTGGGATGCCGCGGTGTATATCCCAGCCGAGAGTGTGCTGCATTGCAGCGTGGATTACGTCGACCGGATCCACAGCGGCGTGGTGACCATTAATCTCGAGGAAAACCCCAACCCGCTCGGCGCCATCGCGAGGACGCTGCGGCTCCTTGTCGACTGGGAGGTCGGGTTGTCGCGACGCCTAGCCGACTTCCTCTGGCAGCAAATCAAGGCCCACGACGTGAACTCGTTGGTTGATGCCCAGAAATACACCTTGGGACATGTGCCGGTGAAGGGGCAGAGCTTTCCCGCGCTGCATCGGAAATTGAGTGCACGAGACTTCTTCGAACCCGAGTTCAGATACCAGCGAACCTGGCGTCCTTGGGCCTGACCGCGCACGTCTGTGCTGCATTGTGAACAATACCTATTATCGACCAATGCCTTGTTGACCCGTTCTAGTTCCCCCTGAATAGATCGCATCGGGCGGTCCGGTTGCTGCTGCCCCCACCGTCAACCGGAGCGTCAACGTGGTGTACCGACTGGGAAAGCGAGCCATTTCGCAATACATCCGGACGGATTGCCAACGACGCCTACGTCTCGATCTGTACAGCACGGCTGCCGACCGCGCAGCGGCCGGAGCACCCGAACGGGATGCAGCTCGTCCGGGATTCGCGCTGATCACCCAAGCCGGCCGAAATCACGAGCGGCAGAAGTTCGCCGAGCTGTCCGAGGTGCTTCCGCACCTGGTGCTCCACGGGGCGCCGACGGCCTTCACGGAGGGAGAAGAGCGCGCCTTCGGTACGATTCTGCTTCGCGATCATCTTCCCCGCGTCGTTGCTAACCAGTTGCTGATCGAGGCGGAGTATCAGGTCACCCCGGCCTTCGTGGCTGCCCACGGGCTCTCGGATCTCGCCGACGGCAGAGCGTTCAACGGGGCCAACCACCTCGAATTCTCAGCAGTCCGTCCGGACATCATTCACGTCGTACCTCCCAGCGGCGGACGGCGCCGTGCCATCTCAATTGACGGCACAATCACCCCCGTCGCCGACGACAGGTTCGGGCTGAAAGTGATCGACGTGAAGATCTCAGGCGAGGCATCGCCCGCCCATTTCTCGGAGCTCGCCTATTACGGGATTACGTTGGCGGGCTGGTTGGACGCAAATGGCCTTAGCGACCGCTTCTTCGTCCTCGCAGAAGCCGCAATCTGGCCAGGCCGCCACGACGCGTCCAGTATCGAGGTCCAGTTGCGTCAGGACGTGAAGGATCACGTAACCGACCGGCATCAGGAAAAATACTTGGCTGCGCTGGCCGCTGACCTGGAAATGATGCCGCCGGAGGTCGTTCTGGGGCGCGTGGCCAGGTTCTTGCGGCACGACCTCCGCAATATCCTGAACGAACCGGATTGGCGCAACCTGCCATGGCATGTCGATCACAGATGCTCCGGTTGCGATTATCTCGGTTACAAATGGTCGACCGAGGAGGATGCCGCCGCGGCTATCCCGACCCCGCCAACACGGGCCGCCCAGGCACAGTCGGCCTACTGTTGGACCATGGCGAAGGACCTGGACCATCCTAGCCGCGTGGCCGGCCTGACCGAAGGGGCGCGCGGCAAGCTTCTTGAAGGCGGGATCGCGAACGTTCAGAGCCTTTCAGCAGCGTCGGCGGGCAACGTGGTCTTCGAATCGCATCAAACCCTCCGCGCAAAGCGAACAGTGCTCGTCGCCCGCGGCCTGACCTTGGTGAACGCCCTCCCCGCAGCCATACCGGATCGGGCCGGCACATCGGCCGTCTTGCCGAGCTTCTCCGACATCCGCGTCAACATTTCCGCGGACTTTGACGTCGGATCGGGCCTGACTTTCGCTTTCGGATACAACATCTCGTACGGCGTTCCGAACTCGCCACGCACCGCAAACGCGGGGTATGGCAGAGCATTCACAAATCGCGACCGCGCCCTGCTGGTGCTGGAGCGTTCCGTTGACGCCGAGGGAGAGATCCTGCGTCAGTGGCTCGAGTTCATGATGCAGGATATCGCCCGCGCACGGGCCGATACGCTCGCGGGCTATCGGCTGTTCGATCCCAACAAGCGAGACGTCACGATCCAGTTCTATATCTGGGATCGGCTGGTCTTCAATCACCTCTGCCGCATCATGGGGAGGCATCTCGACATCGTGCAGGCTCCCGTTCGGATCGGGGGCACCGATGTCAGCCCGATGTCCTGGCTGTTTCCGGCGGAAACCGTACTCGAGGACGCAAGATACACCAGCGTTTCGTCTCCGCTGACCATCGTCTCTGAGATCGTGAACAGCCTCGTCGCGGCCCCCGTTCCGCACCACTACGGTCTCGTCAGCCTGGCCAACGATCTCGACGCCGACCGCCGCGTCCGCACCGACGGATCGACCTGGGCCTTCAACGTCAACAAGTTCTACCTCGACCCGCTCTCAGACCAGATTCCGTCAGAGCGCGGCAGTGAGATCTGGCAAAGGAAGTCGCCGTTCAGATCGCAGGACTTTCAGTGGCATCAGGAGCAAACGAGACGCGTTGTACGCGACAAACTGCGGGCGCTATCGTGGATCGTCGACGGCATCAGTCGCCGTCTGCGCGACACGCTCAGCGCGGAAGCGCCAACGGTCGGCGAGATTTTTCGGCCTGAACAACCGCTGACCGGCGTCGGTTTCGATGGTCTGATGCTGTATCAGCACACACGGCTGATGCAGGCCGCACAGAGGCTTGAGAATGACCTGCTGCTGGCGATGCCTGCCCATGAGCGTGAAGCTCGCTTCATGAGCGCCCGAGTCGATGGAACATTGATGGGAGAAGAGCGCTCCGCGTGCCTTCGGCACTATGGGCTAGGCAACTCGATCGCCAATCCCTCGGTGTATGCTTTCGAACTCAGAGAAGCATCGCGCGAGGTCCGCATTAAGGATGGCGACTTTCTCCTCTCGTTCGCGCCCGAGGACCTGCTGGCGCGGGTTCAGCATGAGACCGCGGCCGGATTCAAAACCCAGTTTCCAGCTCTACAACAGACGCTTCCGATCCAGGGCGGAGACTACCAGGATTCTGCGCGGGCATCGCTGCGAGTTTCGGTCAGGAAAATCGACAGGGCAAACCGCCGCTTGATCATCGAAGCGTCCGCGCTGCTTCAGACGGCAATTCGGTTGGGCATCGCGAACCTCGATTTCAACCCGCGTCAGGGGCGCTTCGGTGTGGTCGATCCGGTCGTCATTGATTTCTTTTCTCGCCGGCTGAGAGATGCGCTGTCCGGCCGTACCGGCCAGTGGGGTTCGCCTGGGATCAGAAATCCCCCGTTGGCCCTCAGCCGACCCTTGTTTCAAGCGAGGATCGCCAATGTCGGCCGGCTGAATCCCAGAGCCTCGGCAAGCGTGCCAGCGGAAACCTTCATTTGGAACGCCGACGTGGCCGCGAGCACGGCAACCGGCCTGTCCGCGGCTGATGTGGTCGCCATCGCCCGCACGATAGCTCCGGACATCACGCCTAAGCAAAGCGAGGCGATCAAACGCTCCGTTCAACGCCAATTGGCGATCTGGTGGGGACCGCCCGGAACCGGCAAGAGCGCTACAGCGCAAGCGTACCTCGCGTCCTCCCTGAAACATGCGGCAGACACCGGCGCCGGCCTGCGTATCGCGGTCACCGGCTTCACGTGGGTCGCCATTGATCACGTCGCCAAAAGGCTTCCGGGACTGCTCTCCCAGCTGGGTATCGCCGGTCGGGTACGCCTAGTGCGTCTCGCGTCGGGTGCAGGATCCCTAGAGTCGGTCGCGCCCGAGCTTCAACAGTTTGTGCTACCGATGAATGACCGAGGGGAGCCGGATCGTCAGGACCTGGAATCCGCTCTCTCCGCACAAGACTCCCTGGTCCTTGTAGCAAGCACCGTCGAGCAGATCGCGAAACTCGGCGGGTCGGTGATAGCTCCCCTGTTCGACCTCGTGCTGATCGACGAAGCGTCCCAGGTCGATGTCGCCCATGCAATCGTCGCATTTACCAAGCTGGCGCCCGGCGCGCGGCTGACGGTGGTCGGCGACGACCTGCAGATGGCCCCAATTCATCCCATCGAGCCGCCCGTCGGCGCCGAGCATCTCGTCGGCTCGATATTCGATTACTACCGCCATTATCGACGACGCGGCCAGGCCGACCCCGGGATTGAGCGGATCATGCTGGATCGCAGTTTCCGTTCGAATTCGGAGATTGTCGATTTCGTAAGGCTCGCCGGCTACCAGGATCTGCACGCCAGCGACAAAAGCAAGGATATCCAGTTCGCAACGGAAATTCCCTTGACGCCGACTGCGCCGGCGTCATGGCCGGCCGGGCTGATCTGGTCGCCGGCTTATGCACAGACCCTCGACCCCGGCAAACCCCTGACAGCGGTCATCCATAACGACCGTTTCAGTAGCCAACGCAACCAGGAAGAGGCTGACCTCGTTTCCAGCCTGGTCTTAGCATTGTTCGAGAGCCGATTAATGGACATCGACGCCGCCAACGCGGCACCTTTGTCCCCCGTCGACTTCTTCCGTAAGGGCGTCGGCATCGTGACGCCCCATCGGGCACAGCAGGCCGCCGTCTTCGAGAGGCTGGCCGCGGCGCTTGCGGGACGCGTCGACGCCAATGAAATCTTCGCCGCCGTCGACACGGTCGAGCGTTTCCAGGGACAGGAAAAGACCGTGATGATGGCCAGCTTCGGCCTGGGCGATAAGGATCAGATCGCGGCGGAGGAGACTTTCCTATTCCAGCTCAATCGCTTCAACGTCACGGCATCGCGCGCCAAGGCCAAGTTCATCGCCATCATGAGCCGCAGACTCTTGGATCACCTTCCGACCGACAAGGTTGCCCTCCACCAGTCTCGCCTCATCAAACATTTTGCCGATGGCTTCTTGCAGAGATCCTTTCCAATATCGCTGCCGGGTCTGGGCGAGTGCGAGTTGCGTACGAGATGAGGAATCGACTGCCGAAGCGATCGTTACTGGACGAGGGAGATGTCCCTTTTATCGGGCTTGCCCGTCTCGCTTATCGCGAAAGCGTGCGTCCCCGCGACGTATATCAGTCGCATAAATGGTTCGCCCGGCGCCTCGCCGTGACTGCGCGTGCTCTACTGATCGCGGCCGCCACACCCGCCGGCGGATCGTTCTGGAAATCATACTACACCGCTCCCTCCTACAAGGGGATCGACGTCCTCGATCCCTTTCTCGGTGGAGGCGTAATGGTACTGGAGGCGTCGCGCCTCGGCGCAAACGTGCACGGCCTCGATGTAGAGCCTGTTGCAACTGCAATTTCGTCCTTCCAGGGCAAATTACGGTCGCTGCCGGCGCTCGAAGCGGCCTTGGATAAGCTTTGTACCGACGTTGGCGGAAGACTCGCTCCGTTCTATCGCGCCCAAAACCGGAGCGGCGAGGACGAGATTCTCCTGCATGCGTTCTGGGTCCAATCGGTCGCCTGCAGAAACTGCGGTCACGGCTTTCACGCTCATCCAAAGTTCAAGCTGGGGTCCGATCCGCGCATCGGCCGGCAATGGATCGCTTGTCGCGCCTGCAGCAATATCCTCCAAACCAAGATCGGTGCGAAAACATCCGGCTGCCGGTGCAGCGTTCGCACCCAAGCCGAGAGAGGACACGTCGACGCAGGAACGGCCGTCTGCCCTTGCTGCGGTCACCGGCAGAGGCTCATCGATGAAGCCGCACTCGCCGGCAAGCCACCATCGTTCGAATTGTTCGCAGTCGAAACTATCCCGACGGGCAATGAACGGCGCTATCAGGGTAACGAACGAACGATCAGGACGGCGACGGACTTCGACCGCCAAATGTTTGCCGATGCCGCGAAGGCGCTTGTTGCGCTACGGGCGGACAAACCAGCATTTCTGCCCCCCTCGCCTATTCCGCGCGAAGGCAGGCTGGATGATCGCCTCTTCAGGTATGGCTATCAAAACTATTCGGAGCTGTTCGCGGCTCGCCAGCAGCTTCATCTCGGTCTGCTTGCCGAGGCGATAGAAAGTCTCGAAGGCGATGTGCGCGAAGCTTTCTCGATAGCCTTCTCCGACCATTTGACCACGAACAATCTGCTTTGCGGATATGCGGGCGACTGGCGGCGGCTGAGCCCACTCTTCTCGATCCGTGCCTTTAGACACATCGCCCGCCCGGTCGAAATCAATCCTTGGCTACGAAAGAATGGGCGGGGCACCTTCCCGAACGCGGTTCGTGCAATCCAGCGCGCGTCCAAGGCACTGTTGGCGCCCCAGGAGCCGACCCGCGCCGGCACCGTCCGGCCGGTTCAAGATCAAGCCTCCGGGTCATGGGATCTGCGTCGCGCCGACGCGCAAAACATTGCGCATCTGGCCGATGCTTCGATCGGTTTGGTTCTGACGGATCCTCCTTACTTCGACTACATATCCTATTCCGAGCTCGGCCACTTCTTCGTACCTTGGATGGCGCGCTTTGGATTGATCGACGGATCATGCTTGGCGTCGTTTCCGGCCGACCAGCTTGCTGCGATCTCCAAATCACCCGATGCTGCAGAACGATTTACAGATGGTATGACCCGTGCCTTCAAGGAAATCCGTAGGGTCTGCAAGGAAGATGCTCGGATCGTCTTCACCTATCAAAACCTCGATGGACGCGGCTGGGAGGCACTGGCCAAAGCCATGTCCGAAAGCGGCGTAGTCCCGATCAAGACGTTTCCTCTCCTCGGCGACTGCGGCACGCGCCTCCATCGCAGGGAACGATCCATCTCATGGGACGCGATCGTGGTCTGCAAAGCGGGCGAAGCGAACTCGTGGATCGCCCCCCCCGATCTTATTGCGCAAGCCACGACCAAGCTTCCGCGGCAATGGTCAAAGAAAGTCCTTACCGCGGGACTGGACTTCTCGGAGAGCGACGCGACGAACATGTCGTTCGCGGAATCGATCGTGATCGCAGCGAGGACGGGCACCAAGCAAACAGCTGCCCGGGAGAGACCGCGCCGAGCCGCACAGAGCTGAATCAAACTAATTGGAGCCGAACGTCGACGCTTCTGCCAGCCAGCGGCGCGCGGCCTCAACCCGTGTCCTGTGCAGGACGGCAAGATGTCCATAGAGCTCGGCGAGCATTTGAAACGTGGTCAATTCGGTGACAATGGCGAGTTTGCGATATTCCCGGTGATTGACCTCAAAGCGGCGCCCCCCTTCGGTGTCCGCCAGAAGTTGCCGACAATATTCTTCCATCGAGACCCTGCCATTCGGCTCCGCCTTCACCAAGTCTCGCATAAGGTCCAGATCGTACTGCCACCGGCTCTTGGCGTACTCAACCTGCCACGCGGTCAGGTAGCCTGATTTTTCGTAACTCTCCGGAAATGCCGGTCATCCGAAGGATGGGCTAATAGATAGTTGTTAATATCGTTCAGACTATGGATCTTATCCGACCGGCGTCGTGCCGCCTTTAAGACTGCGTTCGTCGCATCGGCCATCAGCCTGAGGACGTCGGTTCTAGCTCCCCAGAATGCTATCTCCTCGGCAGACGCTGGCAGAAGCACATCCCCGACCTCCACAAGGTGCTCACTTTTCCGAAGGTCTTCAGGGCTGCTATAATCCGGATCGGACACTAAGCTGACGCCACCGAAAGCATAGGCTTGCGCCGCAAGCCTCGAACAAAAACTGCTTCCCGCTTCCGGCGCTACGCAACTTTCGCGCCACGACGGCGATCGCCTCACTTTTGGAATACTCTGTTCCAGTAGCAGCCCTTGCAAAGTCCGTAATCTTGCGGGTTGGCCCTTCTCCAAGCGGTAGCCTCGATCGCAAAACCAGTACCGTCGCATCGTCCTCGAAGAACATGCGTTGGATGTTGCTCGAATGCACTCCCTCGGCGGTCGCATCGATGATCGATGAGTGCTGCACGTAGATCATCGCGTGCGAAATAGCGCTGTTGGTGGCCCGCCGAACCACCTTGCTTACCTTGTTTGGCCCTGATGTCAGGATTATATCGCCTACCTGTAATCGCTGATCGTTCAATTTCTTCATCTGTTGGAATTGCCTCAAGCTCATCGGACTAGACACGCGCCCACATTCCGTGGGCCGCAACTTTTCATGTATTAATCTTATTCCATCACTCTTTGGTAGAGCACCGAGCAGCTCTTATTGGTCAAGCCATGCCCAGCCTACGAGCCGCCCCAACCGACCTGCCGGAATCGCTCCGGAACGTGGTCGAATACCGGAAATCCGGTCTCAGCCTAAACCACGTCGTGGGCTGCCCGCTGGACTGCGGTTACTGCGTGCGCCATCTATTCCAGAATTTCGAGATGAAACAGCCCCATCTGGTGTTAAATGATAGCGACGCGGTCGACCTTCTAGTTGGTCATTGGGCCTTTCGGCCTCACACGACGCCAATTCAAATCTTCAATCGGGCGACCGATCCGTTCTTGCCCGGCGTCAAGGATCACCTCTTTGATTCTCTTGAGCATATGGACAGCAGAGGGCTCACGAATTCCGTTCTCGTCATTACCAGATGGAAAATCGAGCGCGCAGACGTCGCGCGATTGGAGCGACTAAGGAATTTGCGTCTGACGATATTGGTCACGTGGTCCGGCATCGACGACGATCGTATAGAGCCCGTTGACAGCGCCCATGCCGAAAACTCGCTTCGTATCCTCAGCAAGAACGCATCAAGGACCAAGTCGATTCTGTATTGGCGCCCGCTCATTGCTGGCCTTAACGACAGCGACGTGCACATGAACCGGGCACTGGCATTATCCTCGCTCGCTGGCGCCACGGTCTTCACTGGCCTTTTTCATCGCGCCGAGATTCGGGAGTATCTTCGACTCTCAGGCGTTCCTGATGTCTATCCGGACATTGCCCGCAGAAAAATTCTACCGGCAGAAACGGAAATGCGCGTGCTCAGCGCCTTTGCGGCCAGGCCCCTTTTCCGGAAAACGTCTTGCGGAGTAGCCTATGTGCACCGCACTGCGGACTACAATGGGCACTATGGCATACAGGAAATCTGCGATATCTGTCCTCCGCAGCAAATAGCCCGATGCGCCATCGCCCATCGTCAGCCGGAACTTTTCAAAGTGAAGGAACTTGCCGAAATTGCAAACTTGGATGCGGATCAAATCGATATCGATCAGCGTAAGATCCAGCTTAACAACAGCTCCGAACAGCAACGTTACTTCATTCAACACACGCTGAATTACCAGGTCCATGATCGAGATCACCCTCACGTCTACGGACGACATGGAAGGGCGGAGGTGGGATGGGAATAGACACCGAGCGGTTCTGGGTTGTCGATGTCGAAGGAAGTGGCAGCTCGCCGCCTGAGATCGTCGAATTGGCAATGCTAGAAGTGGCAAATCTTGTGTTGACGGACAACAAGCGCCACTGGCTCGTCCAGCCCGAGCGCGGAATTCAACCGGCCGCCACGCGGATCCACGGGCTAACAGAAGACGACGTCGCCGATGCCCCTTCCATGGAAGACATCGCCGACGACGTCGTTATGTGGCTAGAGGCCGCGCCTATCGTTGGGCACAACGTCAAGGTTGAAGTTGAAATTCTCAAGAAATCGCTGCCCGATTGGGCGCCTTCGGTCGCCATCGACACCTTGAGGCTTTCAAAGGCCCTAAAGCCTGGCTTGGCCTCCTACAGCCTAGCCAATCTGGGTGCGGAATTCGGACTAGCCGATCAAGCCGCCCAGCGTACCGGGGCCCAGCATCACTCTGCCCTCTACGATACGACGTTGGCCGCCCTCTTGTTGGTTCACCTGCTTTCTCCTCTGACGAGAGACGAACGCCAGACGGCGCTTAGGGACGCGAACATCCTCGATCCGAGACAGGGATCTCTCTTGTGATCCCCCCTCCGATAAAGATCGGCATCACCGGCACGCACTCGACCGGCAAGTCTTCCTTCCTTGAGGCGGTCCGGCAGAAGCTGGAACCCGACCTAAAGGTTCACCGCATCGGCGATTTCGCAGTGAGGGCGAAGGAGCTCGGATTTCCGATATTACGAAGCCACAATTTCGAAAGTACGCTTTGGATTATGTCCGAGTGCATGCGACTCGAAGCGGAGGCCTCGCTCGCGAACGATGTCGTTCTCGTCGATCGCCCGGTATTAGATGCGCTTGGATATCTGCATGCGGCTCTGCGGCTGTCCGGCCGGAAGATCGGCGACAGACGGTCCGCAGAATTGGCGGCGATCGTCAAGGCACACACGCCCGACTACGATCTGCTCGTCAGGACGTCCTTTGATGAGACCATCCGAATCGGCGAAGGCCGAGATCAAGACGCCGAATTCCGCCAAGCGGCGGCCTCCTCGATCGAGACCTTGGTTTCCGAAATCGCGCCGGAGGCGGAGGTGCTGACCTCATCGAACCAGGACGAGATCGTGCGGCGCGTCGTTGCGCTAGTCTCATCGCGGCGGCAGGCTGCCGTGAGCCGATGAACCACCGCCTTTCCGCGGCCCTGCGCCGTATCGGTCTCGGATGCATGCCGCTGACGGGCATCTATGGCCCAATCTCGCGAGATACCGCAATCAAGATCATTCGACGCGCCCTGGATCTTCATATTACCCACTTCGACACGGCCGAGATCTACGGCCCCTACCTAAACGAAGAACTGTTGTCCGATGCTCTTGGCTCCGATCGGACGAGCGTCGAAATCGCCACCAAATTCGGATATCGCCTCCAAGACGGCAAGATCGTTGGATTGGACAGCAGACCGCAGTCTATCCGCCTAGCCGTGGAAGGCTCGTTGCGGCGACTGCGTCGTGAATACGTCGATGTCCTTTACCAGCATCGACCTGATCCCGCGGTGCCGGTCGAAGATGTCGTCGGCACTATGGCGGACTTGGTGAAAGAGGGGAAGGCATTGGCGTTGGGGTTGTCGGCCACCGACCAAGACTCGCTTCGGCGCGCCTCAGCGACACACCCGATTGCTTTCATTCAGAATGAGTACTCTCTAATCGCTCGCGATCCGGAGAAGGCACACCTGCTGTGCCTGCAAGGAACCTCAACACAATTTGTCTGCTATTCACCGCTGGGACGCGGGATACTCGCAGGTAAGCCGCCGAAGGCGACCCAGCAATCTTCGACAGATTACCGCAACAAGGATGCTCGATTTCAACCGGAACGCCACGCCGAGCTCGTCGACCAGCTTGCACCGCTCTGGCAGATCGCCGCCGCTCAATCAGTTTCACCTGCCGCAATTGCTCTGGCCTGGCTGCTGTCCAAAGCACCCGCAATCCGCGTCATTCCAAGTGCGACCGACGAGGGGCAATTGAACGCCAACGTCCTCGGTGAGGAAATAGCTTTGTCGGCCGAAGAAATCGGCGCGCTCGACCTAGTCGCTGCGACTTAGCGAGGTCAGTCAGAAGGCCCCTGCCGTTGTCTTCGTCAGGCTCATAAACAAATGGCAGTTCGTATTGATCATTGTAGCGCGGATCCGGCGGCGACCGGCAGATGGACAATGTGCGTATCGACTACAATGTGGCGTTGCAGGCAGTGTTAAACCGTGAAAGAATCGCGATGGGCCTTGCTCCGGGATTTCCGGCCCATTCTTGCGTTTCTTGGGAGCCAGACCAAACGTACGACTGCCTGGCTGGAGCGGGAGGATTCGAACCTCGAAATGGCGAGTTAGAAATCAGATCGTCTCGCCTGTCCGAGAGAAGCGGCAAAATCTCTTTTCACCGAAGCTCATAAGTAGCTCGAAAGGTTCGAATTTAGAGAACCGTACCGAATGGTTGGAGTCCAGAGCTCCGGAGAGAAACGGGCTTTTCGGAGAACAATATGCGGCTCTGCCGATCGGGGAGTCCGAAGCTCAAATGACAAATCGCTGCCGTTATTGGGCTCAATCGCCGGCGAGATCCGCCGGAGAATGCGCGTCTCAGACCAAGCTGGCGGAGAGAGTGGGATTCGAACCCACGGTACAGTTTCCCGCACACACGCTTTCCAAGCGTGCGCCTTAAGCCACTCGGCCATCTCTCCTGGTGCCCTCTCTTGAAGGGCCATGACGACTTTTGCAAGAGACCGAGCCCGCGACGCCAGTGATTTTCGTAACGAATTGAACCAGCGGCGATATTTGGCGACTTCGTTGTCGCAGATTTCGCCCCTTGTGAGGCCTGTGAACCGGATAGCGGGCACCGCCGACGATATCCTGAGGGACCGTTACGCATCCGGAGAACGATGTGACCATTGGCTGCGCATTGGCATTCTCGCTTGCTGCCGCCGCCGCTTGCCTTGCAGGGCGCTGGCGCAAGCCTGTTCACGCCATGGCCCGGTGGTGAGCTGCGATGACGGCCGGCGCGGGTTGCTGTCGGGAGATGCGATCATCTGGGCCGACGGCACGCGAGACCAAGCTCGTCATGGCCGGACTCGTCCCGGCCAGCCACGTCTTGAATTCGTGCGAGCGAAGCCGGACCCGCGTGCCGGGTTAAACCCAAGCGCTAGTGATAGCGCGCGCTGCTGTTGACCGAGCGCGGCGACCACAAGGTCGCGGGATCGGCGCCAACCGGATCGGCCGCGGCGACCTTGCCGGCAAATTCGTCCTGCAGGGTGTAGACGAAACTGGCGAACCATTGCCGGATGGTGCTGCTGCGAAGTTTCGCCATCATCGCTTCCCAGCGCATGCGGCGCTCCATCAGCGGCATCGACAGCGCCGTCGCCATGGTTCGCGCCATGCCGTCGATATCGTGCGGGTTCACGATCAGCGCGGTATCGAGCTCGTTGGCGGCGCCGGCGAATTTCGACAGCACCAGCACTCCGGGATCGGCGGGATTTTGCGCGGCGACATATTCCTTGGCCACCAGGTTCATGCCGTCCTGCAACGGCG